ATATGTTCGTAAATATTATCAATTCTTTTTAATATTTTTATATAATAATCAATTTGTCTATTTTGATGTTCTTCAAGTTTATGAATTCTCTCAAGCAAAGGGCTATACGGTTGAGAAGATATTTCATTTTCATTAGTATCAGTACATTCATTCATTATCTATGCTCTTTATGTCTATGATGTTCAGCATGATGTTTCATTGGTATTTTTGCGCCTGATTCTCTGGCTTCATTTAAACTCGCAGCCACAGCTTGAGCTTCAGGATGGCCACTTTCTCTCATCTCAGAAATATTCTTAGAAATTACAGATCTCGATTTACCTTTCTGAAGCGGCATGTCTTTCTCCTTTTTTCCCATCACGTAATTAGGCGCACGTTGTTTTTCCATTAACGGCATATCTGATGCAATACCGCGTTGAGATTTAATGCTCATTATCGGTACTCACAATGTCTTTTATCAGGATTAGCCGAATAATCTTTTTGCTTATAACCTTTATTTTCCTGAGGCATCTTGTTTGCCTTACCAAATTGCTTATCACCATCATGCATTCCACGCTTAGTATTGACCTCTTTTGGTCCGCTACCATAAGCAACCATAGATTGAGTATAAGCAGTATCCATCGACATACTAATTACTCCATCCCAGATTGATCATATCCATTACTATTCCATTTGTTCATTTCATATTCATTTCTAAGCGGCTCATCATGATATTCAGATAAAATAGACTGACCACCAACGCCAGTAGACATCTCTTTATAGCAACATTCATCATAATCCCATCCATTCTTTTTCATCATTAAATCTCCCCAAATATGCACTTTTCAGCAGGCTCAGGTTTATTAAATTTTACCTCTTTCTGCACACAAGCCCCATTATTAGCAACATCACTAATCCGCTTCTCTTGATCCGTTTTTTCCTTCATCGGATTCCCATTGTCTCCTGGTATCGGCATGATTATTACTCCTGTTCTCAACTATAAATCTAACATAACTGCCATCGTTTGTCTTAACATGATAATGCATCTTTCCATGAAACCTACAACCCATATCCAAACATATGTTATTTTCTTTTGCTCTTTGCATGTTCGATAATCCTCTGATCAATCGGAATCGCCATATAATCTTTAGTCGGCATATTAGCAGCATTGACTTCAACTGGTCTTGGTGCATTGCTAGCCAAACTTTTCGCTTTTACCATCTTTTCATGCAATCTACCAACTTCTGACGCCTGAGCATATGGATCAGCAATCCCAGATATTCTCTCTAATTCCTTTGGATGAAGCTTGGCAGCCCCATAAATAAAAGCAGCGGGATTATCCAAATTTCTTGTTGCCATCATCATGGCATCAGTAATATTCTTCCCAGCAATTACTTCTCTAAAGTCACTATATTTTCCCATTCCAGAAGTAAAACGTTCTTCAAAATTAGCTTGCCTTTCCCTTTCTTCACGCTTCCATTGCTGCTCATAGGTCTCACGCTGAAGTTCCTGATTAATGTTCCTGACTTCATTCTTTAGGGTTGTTCTCCAATCCTCCTCAGTCACTTCTTCCTTCTGGTTTCCCTGAGGTTGTCTGACTTCTTCCTCTAGCTGTTGCTCTGCGTGCCTCCCCCTAGAAAGCCTTTCCCTAATCATCCTCTGAACTTCTTCTTCAGTATAAACTCTAGGCTTCACTATGGGATTACCATATTCATCTATAGGACTATCGCCGGTAGATTCAGAAACTCTGGTCGGCTCAGAAGAAGAAGCAACATCATCAGCCGGTTTTGAATCCCCAGGAGATCCTTCAGATTCAGATACGTCGACAGACTTTGCAGATTCCGTAGCGGGCATAGGAACGGGCTTATTCGTCATATCTGAAACAATAATGTCGTCAATATTCTTAGCTTCCATGTTATGTATCCTTAAAGTTTATTTTTAGATGGATGATTCAATTCCCTATGTTGCAATTCCATTTCATGATCCAATTTAGATGAGTGAGTGAGCATTGTTATTAAATTATGAGACTTTGTGATCTCTAAGTCCGTGCCAATCCTTTGCAATTCTGCCTGATAACGCAAAATAGATTCTTGAAGCTGAGCAGCAGCTTTTTCCTTGTCCGCCTCTAGCTTTTCAAAAGCGAGCGTCATATCCTGATGTGTTTCAATTGCCTTGTGCTGCAATTCCTGTTTCTTCAATTCAAATTCTTGCATCTTCATTTGCATCTCTTGCTGTGCTTGCTGCGCCTTCATTTGCAATTCTTGCTGCTTTAATTGCAACATAATCGCATCAGGTGATGGTTCTTTAGGCTTCATAGGCATTGGTTTTCCAGACTTCCCTGCCTCAATGACCTCTGGCGGTACAATTGTCCTCAAACGATTTCTAATCTCCAAATTATTATCAAGTGGGAGATTCTCAGCATATAAATCAGCCACAATCCCAAAGACCTGACCACTTCTATCCGCTTGAATCACCTCCTTCAACGAGTCTAGTGCCTCTTCTTTCTGGCCTTCCTCACTATTTCCTGCCTTCAATCTAATCTTATAGCGTCCCTTAGTCATGTCATTCTGAATATTCATACCATATTCATCAGCAGGCTTATTAATTGGTATTCTAGCGTCATCCGCATCAGGCGTTGACAACACGAGATTACGTTCCGTATCGTAAATTGTCGGAATCATCTCATTAATGATTTCACCACCAGTGGTAATCGCAATATCTAGTGCCGTCCTGGGAATTTGTGTGTTTTTAGTTGCCCTCTTATTGCGCTTATCGATCGCAGACCCTGACACTTCATTACCCATTTCCCCTAACTGTGTATTATAAATTCCAGTACCACTTTGCAAATCAAGTAAAGTTCTATCGTATTGCTGAATCAAAGAAGATGAAAGTTCAGGCGGACGTAGTTGTTCAGGTTTAGCGCCACTTGTCGTTTCATCGTAATAAAGCGCACCACGTACAATTGATGGATCGCGCCATTGTTGCTGGGCATCAGGACTAGCAGCACACTTACGCGGCATAATAAATTGATCATATCGACTTATTTTGGTGAGATATGCCATTTGCGTCGCAAGATAGTTGAGATATTTTTGCGGGTCTTTTACATCTTTAAAGAATGATCGCGTGATTTGTTGTCCCTGTTTTGTAAAGTAACTCTTCTGATCAACAAAAATAATAGGCAATAACTTCTTGCCAGGAAAAGGTCCCTCTTCAAGAATAAAATCCCCTGCGATTTTGCTGTGCTTAATTTTATATTTGAGTGAATCTCTTCTTTGAACCACAGTCAAATACATTCCATCACGCATCAAAAACTTTTTTCCTTCGACCTTAATTCTCTCCATTTGCTTAAAATCTTTTTCATCTACCGTCATCCCATCGGAAAGCTTATAAATCACGGTTTTTTCCGGTTCACGCTCAAAATCATTTACCATCGTAATCGAATCATCATCTGCAAATGCCATCGTACTATCTTCGGTAATCGATGACGTCCCTATCTGACTCTCAATATCTCGCCCATATTTGTCCCTGAACCATCGCCTAGACACTCGCGTTTTGAACCCTGAAAACATTCCATCTACTTTGCAAATATGTTCAGCAGCCAAATCCCAATAGCAGAAATTCGGATCTTTAAATCCGTACAATTTAATTTCTTGATCGAATGACTCATCGTCCACATAATCGTGCCCAATGCGATAGGCACCGTACCCACCAACAATGGCCTGTCCATAGGCCATCTGATACACAGTTTTAGCGTCGGAATTCAAAGATATATTTTTAATAAGGGATGCTCGAGTCTGAGCAGTTTCGACAGGCACATCCTCATCAGGAATAATCTGAAGATTAGGCGTATTTTGTATCTGATCACCGAGCAAATGATTCATCAAAACACCAAGTTTATTAAACATTAATGGAATTTTGTTGTATCGCTGAAATAACTTGGATTCATCTTCAAGCCACTGATCGCCCATGATAAAATCAACCCATTCATAGTACAATGAACGGTTGATTGTCCAATATTTTTCCCATTTATCGACCCGATCACGTATTTTTGAACATCGCTCGGGGTCTTTCCTTGGCATTGACATGAAATGTTAATCCTTTAACATATATGTTCAATAGTAGCATTATTGCCTATTTGTTGCTAATACATCATTTTACAAATATTTCCTCAAAACTTCATCAAAATCTCGGAAGATCGTGTTGTACGCAGCACTTGACTTAGTCAACGAATCAGACAGAAGATCTTGAGCCACCTCAATTATTTCTTTTCTGTTCTCATTTGCTCCTTTGCTGTTGATGATATTGATAGCCGTTTTGTATTCTTTTACCAACGCCTTATTAAATGTCAGTAATTTTTTACGTAATGATTCCAATTGGTC